GGATGCATATGTGCCTCGCCCATAATATACGCCAAGAACGCTCGGTGTTCCTGGGAAATAGAACAATCTCTGAATTGTGTATTGCTGATTTGAAGGAACAGTTTGCAAAGTTCCAGAACCATCATCATAATTATCAGGATCAATTGCCGTTTGATTCAATACAGTGACAAATGTTCCTGCTGTTGCTCCACGATAATATCTCCAGAATGTACAATCGGTCTGTGCGTTATCTGTGACAATCGTTGGATTGTTTGGATCATTAATCCAGTTTCTTCCTAAAATATATGCAGATCCAGAAGAACGATTTAACTTCAGATTTGCACCATTTGCTGAAATCGTATGACCAGATTGCTTCAATGGACCAAAGAGACGAACGAACTGCTCGTATTGCTTGTCAGTGGCATATGCGACATTTGGAATCGTCTTTGCCAGACTGATGTATGATCGTGTTGGATGTACAAGAGCACCGATGATGACATTCTCATCAATCTGTTGGTCTGTATAATATGTCGATTGTTGATGGAGAGTGCCAGTATTATCGAAGTACAACCATGTGGTATCAGAAGATGTAAGACCAGAGAGAGTCACACCTGTCTTAGCAGTCCAATCAATATATTGCAATGTTGGGAGTGGATCCGCAGTAAATGTAGCACCAGTAATATGGATCTGCGCACGACCAGCGGTGATGTCAAATGCTGCTGAATTTCCAGCGTTAATGGTGATGATTCCACCATGCAGAAGACCAGTTGCAAGACTAGATGCATATATTGCACCACTGACTCCATACAAAGTATCTGGTGAACTTATTGTTAATGTTTTTCCACTTTGTGATATATTAATTAAACTTCCAGCAGATATTCCAACAATACCAGTTATTCCATTGACGCTTGAAACACCTACGATATTACCAGTAGAGCCATTAAATGATACTACACCAGTATTTGTAATAGTGACATTACCAGTAGGTCCAGATAAGGAAATACCAGTACCAGCCACCAAACCAGTGACGCCACTACTTGAAGAACCAGCTACAGTAACATCACCAGTCTGACCATTAACCGATGTTACAATATTATTTTGGTCATGTAAAGTAACAACACCCTCTACTGCATTTCCAATAAATATCTTCTTATCAGCGATATTTACTGCCATTTCACCGAGTGAAAGTCCTGCTGGGGCTGAACCTGGTGTTACTGAATTTTTAATTTTAATTCTAGCCACTAATACACGCCTCCATCAATATTTATAGTTCCCAAAATAGTCAAGTCTCCAGAAATAACTACATTATTAGGCAATCCTACAGTGAAAGTTATTCCTGTATTTATTATCTCTATTTCATTCGGAGAACCAGTTATACCAATAGCACCACTTATACCATTTATGGTTTCAACATAATATTCTATTGTTCCAGTAGGACCCATTGGGCCTTCAATTCCTTGAGGTCCAGATGGACCAGTAGGTCCAGTAGCACCTGTAGCACCTGTAGGACCAGGAACATTAGAGTCTGCACCAGTTGCACCAGTATTACCAATAGGTCCAGTAGCACCTGTAGCACCTGTAGGACCAGGAACATTAGAGTCTGCACCAGTTGCACCAGTATTACCAATAGGTCCAGTAGCACCAGTAGGACCAATAGGACCAGGAACATTAGAGTCTGCACCTGTTGCACCAGTAGGACCAGCAGGACCAGTAGGTCCAGTAACACCAGTAGGACCAGGAACATTAGAGTCTGCACCAGTAGGACCAGCAGGCCCAGTAGGGCCAATAGCACCAGTAGGGCCAGGAACATTAGAATCTGCACCAGTTGCACCAGTAGGACCAGCAGGCCCAGTAGGGCCAATAGCACCAGTAGGGCCAGGAACATTAGAATCTGCACCAGTTGCACCAGTAGGACCACTAGGTCCAGTAGCACCTGTATTTCCTCGCTGTCCCTGTAAGCCAATTGGTGTAGCAACTACAACAGTATTCTGTGATACAGAAGGAATCAAATCTATATTTACAGCATTTTGCACCACTATTTCTGGAGATTTTTGTTGATTAACAACTAAATTAATACCAGTTATACCAACAGCAGAAATTGACTTTGGTGTATTATCTGTAGATGCAATGATATTAGATAAACTACCACTTGAGCTTACATCTTTTCTATCTTGAAATGTAGTAACAACAAGTATTACCTTATCTGATTCATTTGACATTTTAAGTTCTTGTTATTTCTCTAGCATTTTCAAAACAACCCTCAATTAGTCTTGTAACTTCAGAATCTGTGTTTATTAATTCAAAATCATAAAAATGTTTTCCAGCTGGAACATTTTTCATAGTAGATGCATCTATTTTAATTAGAATACCACCAGTAGCCCCAGCTGTAGTACCATCAAATGCTGTATTAAAATAAATTCCACCAGTTCCACCGACGCCATCACTATTAACAGTAAAGTCACCAGTGATACCGCCACCAGTGACTCCATTTTCTGTTAAATACAATAACACCTTATCATCTCTCTGAGAACGACGAACCTGTAAAGCTCCAGAGAAGTTAGTCAAATCTATAGGTGTACCACTTTTATACTTATATTGAAGATGTAACTTAAATGTTGTACCTTGTTCCGCATAAATATCGTATCTTGATGCTGGCATAAATTCTCCTAGAAAGTTCCACCATCTATATCTAGTAGGGCACTGAAAACTATATCACCAGTAGAACCATTAAATGTTCTAACATAGTTATCAGAAGTTACGCCCAACATTTTTACCCACCCATAACCGTCATATTTCCAACCATTATCGGAAATACTATGAATATCATTTATAGATGGATTTAGTGGAAAACTCATACATGTATGTATAAGAATTTACACCAATATTTTATTTGCGCTCTTTGTATTTTTTCTTCCTAATATCGTTTAAATTTATAGTTGAACTTGGCTTAGGAGTTACCTGAACATTTCCTTGTTTTTCAATCTGTTCTAAGACTTTCTTATAAGATTCTAAATTTGATTGAATTCTTTGTATTTCTGATTTTGGAATATTATTTTCTTTGAGTAATTTAACACATGCATCATATCCTACTACCGGATATCCTGCATAATATGCTGTAGCTGCAATTTCATCCCAAACTGCATACTTATATATTGCGTCAGCGACGAATAAAATATCATTTTGTGGAAAAGGAATATCAGCTGCTGCACGGGCAAACATATAGGCCAAAATTGGCATATTAAATTTTTGTCTATAAACTTGCGCAATATGATATAAAGGTTCTGCTCTACATGGACGATAATTATAAGCATCTAAAAATGCTTGCTGTATCTCTGGCCATGGTTTTTCTTGCATTGCTTTACAGAGAGCCATTCTATAAATTGAATAATACACTTCTTCTTGCCAACCACCCATTGAAGCTCTACGAGCATATTGCTCTTCTGCTTTTTGCCATTGTTGAGAATCAAAGTATGATTGAGCTAAATAAAAATGATATCTAGTATTATCTGGTTCATCCAGAAGAGCCATTTCTAAAAGTTCTGCATCTTTTTTATATTTTTCAATTGGAGTAATATTTAGGTTTCTAGCTCCCATAGTCCTAGCAACGACACGATAGTTACCCACCAATCTATCTGTTGTCGGATTTTGTTTCTCACACATTGCATATTCATGTAATACACCAACATATTTCCATTTTGCATCTAATTTAAATACTTGATTTCTCCACCAAGAAAAATCAGGTCTACCCATACGCAAAGCATAGCAATCTGCTTCCATATTTTCTTTATTGAATGGAATTGTTCCTTCAATATAATCATCCGCATCTATAACAAATGCATAGTCTGCTTTTCCTTCACATGCGCGGAAGGCTTCTGTACGATTATGTCCAAACCCCTTCCATTCATGTTGATGTAATTCTCCCGGAATTCCTTTTTCTTCAAAGAATTTCTTTATGATATCTTGAGTTCCATCTGTGGAACCAGTATCACAAATTACCCAATAATCAAGATATTTATAGACGCTGTTTAAACATTCGTGAATGATATGAGATTCATTCTTCACGATCATGCATAGTGTAATTGTTTTTTTCATAGTTAGTTACTCTTCACAAAAATAATATTAGTATGATTCATAAAATGTTGATAATATCCTATAGAAGAAAAATGTTCTCTTAATTTTTCTTGTTGATTATCATGTTCAATACAAACCACTTTAGTATTGAGTTTATTATAATCTATTAATGTCGAAAAATAAGCAGATTGTCCCTCAACATCTATATTTATAAAGTCAATAGTAGACGGTATTAACTGATAAAGAATATTTTGATCTATTACTGATGAAAATATTTTTTTAAATTTGCACCCAGCTCCTCTCTTCCATTTTTCAACATGATTTATATCAGTAGATGATATACCATCGCCAATGCTGTCATAAAATGAAGTAACACCAGATTTATTTCCGAACAAAGAACTAATCAAAGTTATTTTATCATTATCTTTATATTCATCTATAAATCTAGTCATAGCAGAAGGAGATCCATCCACATAACATCCAGACCAATTTCTTTCAACTAAAAAACGAGTATTAGAAAAAATTGTGGGGTGATATGCACCTATCTCTAAAAAATATCCAGAATCGCCTAAAAGAGTTCTTAAGATTTCATCTTCTTTATACTGACTGTACGATTTAAATTCATTCATATTAAACCACCAACAATTCTTACGAATTAAACCTATCTCTCATATCTAAATCTGCGGTGCTCATCTCTGGTAGACCATTTATTTGAGAATCAATCCATTCGTAGGTTTTCTCAATGCCAATCCGAAGTGATTGTGTTGGCTCCCAACCTACTTTCTCGGCATAAAGTTTGTTATCAGAATTTCTTCCGCGAACTCCAACAGGTCCTTTAATATTATTGATGATTAAATCTTTTCCCGAAACAGTAATAACCATTCTAGCCAAATTATTAATAGAAATCATTTCTTCTGAACCAATATTAACAGGTCCAGTAAAATCAGATTCCATCAATCGACAGGTTGCTTCTATACACTCATCAATGTAAAGGAAAGAACGAGTTTGTTGACCATCTCCCCACACTTCAATTCCTGTTCCATTTTTTGCTTGAGCAACCTTACGACAAAGTGCAGCAGGAGCCTTCTCCTTACCGCCCTGCCAGGTTCCTTCTGGACCAAAGATATTGTGATAACGAGCAATGCGAACATTCAAACCATGATTGCGAGCATATGCAAGGAATAGACGCTCACTGAACAGTTTCTCCCATCCATACTCCGAATCTGGAGCAGCAGGATATGCAGAGTCCTCTGAGCATTTTGGATTATCTGGGTCTTCTTGATTATAGGCGGGATACATGCAAGCAGATGAAGAATAGAAAATCTTCTTTGCTTTCTTCTTATGAGCCCATTCTGCAACATTCAAATTAATCATTGCAGAATTGTGCATAATATCAGCATCATGTTCACCAGTAAAGATGTAACCAGCACCACCCATGTCAGCTGCTAATTGATATACCTCATCAAACTGTGTATCAAAAATATATGGATAGATTTCTTGTCTTCGAAGATCGCCTAAGAAAAAACTATCCGCAGGTGATTCCGAGAAATCTGGTTTCTTCAAATCTACAACACGAACCCAATGACCCTCATTCTTAAATTTCTTTACAAGATGAGAACCGATAAAACCACCACCACCGAGTACAAGTATCTTTTTCATAATTAATCACCTTTTATTAGTCTATAGCTATCAGAATCAAAATGTTCTGTGGAAAATTCAAATAATTCAGTATCTTCAATTCCAATCATGCGATGACGCAATCCACGAGGAATATGAAAGGAATCACCTTTATTTAGGATAATTTCATTTGCTGTTTCTATGTCATCTTCATTAGAATATTTTAAAAGTATTTTACCACTTTGAACATAGAAAGTTTCATCCTTTAATATATGATAATGCCATGATACCTTTTTATCCTTTTCTATAAATAGTAATTTACCACAATATTGTGGTTTATTAACAATCCACAATTCATATCCCCATCCTTTTTTAACATAATTATAATTTGAATTGTTCATATATCCTCAAGAAAAAATCATTAGATGCTATACCCTTATCATCAATATAGAAATCACCACTAGGTTTACCAAGAATTAAATTATGATATTTTGCATTCCATTTTTTAAGTTGTTCTTCTGTAAATTCAAACCATTTATTATGTGCTAATTCTACATTACCAAAATAAGTTGCCATTCCTCTAGCAGTAAAATAAATTATAGTGTTTCCTTCATCATATAGTTTATTTACATTATCTATGCGATCATAAAACGGTTCTGCTTTTTCATATTCCCCATTCGTATTAGTACATATTGTACCATCAATATCAATCACATATTTCATCAATATCCCTCTCTGTTAATTTATAAACACCATGATGCTCAACAGATTTTGAAGCTAAAATTACAGATTTCTGTATAGATTCATCCATGTTCAAAGTGCATGTATAAATGCATGCAAGGGCAGCCAAAAATACATCACCAGCGCCAGTAACATCATGTAATTCTACTTCTGGTGCTAGGTATATTTTTTTATTCCAAAAAGCACCCATTTTACCTTTTGTTTCAATTTCTTTACAATTAACACCGTGTTTTGTTATATTTAATGCTTCCTGTTCATTGTATTTAATAATACAATTTTTAAAACAACTTAAATTTGTTTTTTTGGTATCAACAAATATAAGACCATCAAAATTATTGCAAATATAAGTTACAACATCAGAAGTAATCAAACCTTTATCATAATCAGAAATTACAACAGCGTCATAATCGTTAGATAAAAAAATAAATGAAGTTTCATCAACATATTTACCAATATCTTCTCTTATTAGTTGTTGATTTGATTTTATATCAACAAATCTTCTTTTTATAATTTTAGACGAATCATTTGTTATAAAATCAACAACACAACCAAATGATTCTAAATTTTGTTTTACATTTGCAGCCATTCCTTGTTTTTGTGCGGAATAAACAAAATCAAAAACAGGAACAGGTGCTTCTGGGCTTATTCTTACACAATTTCCAAATCTGTAATCATCAATACAACTCTCACCTATTAGTAATACTCTCAATGGTTTTTGTTGTAGAAAATTCTTGTATTCTTTCGAAAAAACGAACTTCTTTGGCATATTCAGAACCAATCACTTTTTTATCTTTCCAATCAGAACCTACAATCATTATATCAGGACTTACTGTTTTTACAAGTTCTGTTAACTCATTTTCTTCATTAAATATATGAACTTCATCAACATACTTAAGAGCAAGAAGCATATACTTTCGTATCTCTTGTCTATTTATTGGTCTAGAAGCACCTTTGTTTTTAGACACTCGTTCATCAGAATCTATACCAACAACAAGATAGTCACCAAGAGTTTTAGCATATTTAAACAGCTCTATATGACCTGGATGAAGTATATCATAGCAACCGTTAGTAAATATTTTCATTTGTTTTTAATAATAATTAATACATCATCATATCTATTTTTAATATGTCTGTTGTCTATTATGTGTATATTTTTTGTGTAATCTAAATTTTCAAAAATTTTACGAGTAGTATCAAAATTAGCAACATCTTCTATTATGTAAATTCCATTTTTTGATAATTTATTTTTTAAAATATTATATGTTGCCAATTGGTGTTCTAATATATGACTACCATCATCAATAATGACATCAAAGTTTGGATAATATTTAAGATGTTCCAATAATGTTGGCGATGTTGCATCGCAAAAAATTGGTTTAAATTTTACTTTATCCATGTTAATATTATTAACAATATCAACCCCAACTATGGTACTTTGTTCAAAATACTCGCACCACATTGAAAGAGAATGACCATAATAAATTCCTATTTCTAGAATATTGGATTTTATCCTATATGGTTTTAAAATTTCAGAATATATGTCAATATAAGTATGAGCCGTACCTTTATCCCCCCAACCATCAGGGCCGCAATAATTTTTATATATTTCTTGTAATGTTTTCATATTATTTTACTTTCCAATAATATACTAATTTCTTCAATTCCACCAATTTATTATTTGTTTAGAAGATTGTTCTAATATAGATGCATTCCACAAAGGTTCTAAAATATCATCAATATAACTAAACGCTCTGGTTTGATTACCATCACCGTAAATATTTTCATACAAAATATGATTGGTATGTCTTATATGCGTTCAAAACTCTTTCTTCTAGAGAATATGAACCATTTATTAAACCTAATGTATTACGATATCCTATAATCTCATTTTCAAGATTTCTTACTAAATCTTGTGGATTTCTTTCTTGATATACAGTTGCTCTGTTATAGACAACACATGGACCAAATTCTTTTTCAACTAGATATCCTCCCCATATATCATCCATTCTACCAGTAAAAGGAAGAACCATGTAATGTGGTAAAACTTCTCTTGTTAAAAATGTATTTTGACTATTGAATGGAGAAAATTGGTTAGAAGTAAATGGACTTATTTTTTCATATTTTACACAAGGTGATTTTGATAAACGACATATTGCATCTATGTCTGGATCACCATCCCATAAATCAGCTTGAATATGAAACTTCTTTGTTACTTTTCCTTTGTATGATACATTATTTTTTTGTTGTAAGTATTCTATAGGAAAACCTCTATGCCATAAATCAGAAGTATTGGTAACACTTAGAGGATCAAATACTGGTGTTTCTGCTTCATATAAATCTACTTCAATTTCTTTATTTAATAGTAAATTTTTACCCCAACAATCATAAGGAATATTGTCATCATCAACAGTTGCTACTATATCAGCACCAAGATTCCAGGCATGAATAAATCCAATATTTCTTCGCTGGATGGTTTTCCATCCAAGAATATCACTTATGGTTTTATATTTTTGCTCTTGTTCTTCTGGATGTAAATAAATGCAATTAATTTTCTTATACTCATCATGCGGAGTTTTTGTATCACCAACTACTATTAATTGCCATCCTTCTTTTTCGGCAAATAATTTAGTTGCTTTTGTTGGGGGTTGTATTGTTGTTGTTACTATAAATTTTTTCATTTTAAATATCTTTCAACAAATTTTTCAGTAGTATAATTTTGAATTGCCTTATTAAAGGTATTTTCAGTCATTTCTTCATATTTTTCATAATTATTGATTATGTGATTTAATTTTTCATCTAAATCTTTTTTATCTGTATAATAAATAAAATCTTTATTTGGTTCGAAAAAGTGTTCTATTACATTCCAATGGTCATAACAACACAATATAACAGAACGAGAAAAAGCCGCTTCAAATACTCTTGATTTTATTTGAGGCATTAATCCATATTCTAAATGAGAAAATGCTTGATTGTTTTGTGCATTTAAAAATGCTTTATATCTTGGAACATTAGAACTAGCTGGCCATAACAAATTATGACAAACTGTTACTTTTGTTTTTGCATAAAGGTTTAATTTTTCTACATAAGATACTTTGGGATGATTGGATCTAGAGTCGCCATTAAAATTTATAAAAATATATTTGTAAGGTAACATCGAATCTACCATCATAGAAACTGCGGAAGATTGAATAGAACCAGAATAAATCACATCATATTGTTTTTCATGTTTAGATGGTATTAATTTTTCATTAAATGGAAAAAAACAAAATTGTCGGTTGGATATAGTTTTTGCAGTATAAGGACATATTGTTAATACTTTATCAACTTTATTAAAAGTATCTACATGATGACCTGGTGTGCAAAAATTTGGTTCCTCTAAAGATAGAACAATTTTTGGCTTATCGTCAAATTGTCCACTATTAATTGCATTATAAACATCACCCAACATAAGATAAAAGTCACCATATTTATCTTCGTAATTTTCAAATCCTAAATTATATACAGGATCATCATGTCCTCTACTTTGATGCGTAAAAAAAGTTAATACTTTCATTCTTCAACCTTTGGTATTAAAATAATATATCCCTGATGATTATTTAATTTTGTAATTTCATGGGTTTCGGAAAATGCATCATATATGAATTGTATTCCATCCCCACCATATAGATGTCGATCACTCCAATTTCCCATTTCATAATTACCATCTTCATATATTCTTAAATCATCAATTATGATAAAATCTTTTCCGTTTGATCGGTACTGTTTTATAAGTTTAATTTCTTCCTCTAATGGAATTCTTAAAGATTTTTCCTTTACATCCGAATATGATGTGAATTTAAAATCTGCGCCAGGAAAATGAGCATCTAACCAAAAAAATATAGGTTGTTCTTTGGAGATTGTATTTAAAATATTATTTAATCCATCATATGAAGATTCATTTATTAATGAAATATCATATTCCGAATATGAGGAAAAGGTGTTCAAACATTCTTCATAAAGAGGTTTGAATATTTCAATAGAAAAATATTTTTTAAATTTATTGTTTTTTGTTACATTTAAAACATGCTTTAATGAATGACCATTTCCTGTCCCAGTTTCAATAAAAATTTCTAAATTTAATTGTTCTTTGATTCCAGACACATCAAAAATATTTAATTCACCCATTTTTTTCTCCAAAAATCATAAATGCATTATTCAAATCAATACCCGACTTAAATATATTAATATATCCTCTATCCTTCATATAATCTTCAATTATATTTGGAGTAAATATATTTGCATGTTTTCTATTGTTCCAAGGTTTCCAATATTCTTGACTGTAATCTGGTAGATATAGGAATAAAACTCCACCTATTTTTAACTTAGAATACCAATAATCCATTACATCAGGCCAATATGTTATGTGCTCTAAACAATGAGATGAAAATATGTAATCTAAATCATCATAAGGAAAATTTGTTGCGTGATATCTATCTTCTAATAAAGGGTCTACTAATTTTGCGCCAGGAAAAGCCCATTCTGGTTTCATACATCCAATATCAATACCATTTCCCCTGCAAACATGTTTTGCATATGGAATAGCAAATTGAGCAGCATTACCTTCACTTTGAAATTTTGGATAAATTTTGTTTTTAAATGTTATAGTTTCAATCATATATAATATTCCCACGGTGTTTCAAATAAATCATGTATTTCGTTTATTGTGTGTTTTCCCCCTCTAGGAAAACAACAATTTTTTAGTGATTTTAATTTTAAAAACTCCATAAAATACATAATACAAGTATCTACTGTAATTATATATTGAGCGTTTTCTATAACTCCACACCAATCAACTACGCTAAATTCAGGAAACAATTTCATTTCAACACATTTTAATGATGATAAATTTAAATCTTTTAAACATGAAGAAACCTCTTTAGTAAGAATATTAGGTGGAGTTGCATATGTTTTATTTGTAAAATAGTATAATTCATTTTGACTCAATCCTAAAAAAGAATATAACTTTTTTTCTCTTTCTTTGTTTCTTACTAGATTTATGTCATCTTTCCATTTTCTGTAATCTAAACCACACATAGCATATTTTGATGTCATTGTTCTTTCATGTTCAACTATTTTTACATGTTGACTCCAACCGAGAGGAATAAAAATGAAATTCTCATCTTCAGATATTTTTTTACTATAATATAATTTTTGAAATGTATCTTTAAATGGAAAATCTTTACTATTATCAAAGTATGAAACACCAGATACACACAAATGCTCTGGTATCGTATTATACACAAAAGGACTTAGCGGCCATATTACTTCATATCCATCTTCAACATATTTTTTTGCTATGTTTTGACAAAAAAATACATCTCCTATTCCACATTCTTGTTGTATTATGCAAGTTTTTTTCATTATTTTTTCACCCAAAAACTATTACCAGTTCCATTTTTTAACTCATTGTCTAAACCCAAAGAATGTAATTCAAATTTATTAGATAAGTAATTTTGTAAATCATCAGAAAAACATTGACCTTCATAAACTTGATTTATTTTATTATCAGACATTTGAATTTCTAAAAATAAACTAGATACATTATTTAAATTTGTACCTTTTAATACTTCTAATTCTGCACCCTGTACATCAATTGAAAGTAAATCAATATCTTCTTGTAAGATAGTTTTTAATTGTGCAGATTTTACTTTTATTGAAGTGATTGTGGTAAAATTATAACCACTTTTATTATTTTCTATAACCTTAAATATAGAATCAGATCCCGAAGAAGAAGTTCTATAAAAATCAATCTCACCATTTATATTTGAAATTGCTAAGTTATGTAATTTAAATCTATTATGTGAACCATATCTTTGTTCTAATGTTCTGAAAAATTCAGGAACTGGTTCAAAAATATGAATAGTTGCATTTGGATAATTGTAAAATAATGAAACACATTCAGAACAAACATATCCACCAACAATAACTATATTTTTTATATCTTCTTTTGATTTATTAATATGATTATGAAAATTATTCTCTATATCTCGGGAAATAGTGTCATAAGCATTTGGTTCATTGTAAATAATCATCTAAAATCCTTATTTTTGTGTCTCTGTTTTCTGTGGGTCAAACAAATAATGATACATCATTTCATTAAATACAAATTCTTCTTTTATCAATCCCGATGCCAATAATCGGTCACAATAATCTGCATCTTCTGCAAAATTTTTATCAGGAAATCTTATTTTACGAGCTATTTTTGTTCTAACAGGATTTAAATGATTCAATGGTCTATATTGTTTACCATCTTTTTTGAAGTGTCCATTATTAATATTTGCATGATTGAAATCCATCATTGGATTTCCTGCGTAATAATACTTACCCCAAAAACCAATACCATCATACAACCCTTTATTTAATTTTTGACATATTTTTGGTAAATAGGTAGATTGAATTAAATCATCATCATCAATAAATGAAATATATTCACCACTAGCATTATCTAATATTTCATTTCGTTTTTTACCTACTGATTTTTCTCCATTATCTTCATTTACAATAATTTCAATTCTATGTCGATATGCATATGGCATAGTGTATTCCAACAACCATATTAATCGTTCTAGTTCTTGTTTTCTTTTTGGCATGGTTAATATACCAATAGTCCAAAGCATATCAGTCTTCTGTTGTTGAAATTGATAATTTTCCTCTACCTTTTCCCTGATGCGTTCAAAAAAAGAACGACCATATTCTTTTGCTAATTCAAAATTTTTCTCAATATATGGTTTCATTTCTTCGTAAGTATGTTCATTTATTTGATTTACCTTTCCAATCATCTCTTCAAGGGTTTTAAAATGAATAATACCCCGTTTATCAAAAAATTCATCAATATTGGGACAACCCCAATATACAGGAACAGTCTTAGTCAAAAGACAATCTATCAATTTTTCAGTAAAATAAGAGAGTTCACGACTGCTCTCAATTGCAATACTAAACTGAGATTTAAATAAATTTATCTTATCATCATTTGGTAAAATACCATCATGCAGTGTATCAGAAAATCTACCACCACCAACAAAAGAATTTCCATCTGTTTTAAACCTTGTACTGGAATAAAATAAAGTTGGTATTTTTATCTTATCTTTATTTTTCCATACTTGTTGACGAAGATTATATCCACTTTTACCTAAATGACTGGTAGTTAAAAATGAAACATTAAATTGTTTTGATTTTATTTGCTCCAAGATAGAATCATCAAATTCACCAAGAGAATCTGGATGATTTTGTTTTTTCTTATTTAGCCAAGTACCACCATATGGAAAAAAATAAGCATTGTCACAATTCTCAATAACCTCATCTTCAGTTGTTAATATCATGTCATATTGATATGAATTGATTATAATAGATCTGTTGTGTTCTCTATTATGCGAAGATGATGGTTCATTAGAACAAACAAAAACTTTATATTGAAAACTATCAGATGGAAAGTCAATATTTGTTGAGGTTTGCCAATTTGTAGTTGCAGTTGTACTGTCTCCAAATCTTGTAAAATCTATAATACAAGGAAAATCAAAATAAATTGGACCAAAACCAAAATAATCAGCATTACGAAGAGTTGCTTGGTGTTTTTTCATATTAAACTCGATTTAAATTAAATAAGATAGTATCTTCACTCATTCCAGTCACTTTTGCCATGTCTCTGAGATTTTTTTCTTTGGACTTACCATTGGCAATACCCATAGTTATATATGGTTCAATCCCAGTCGGACATTTACCAGGCCATACACAATATTCAATTGGAAGGCACGCAATTTTCATTTTGTTAGACATAAAAGGTAATACTCTAAACATTAAAATTTCATGATCAAAAAATGTTTCATTTTTATCTAATGATTTTTCACATTCATCAATCCACATAGTCAAAAAATTGATTACAGTAGAATTATACTTTAAAAATATAGGAGATGCTTTTGGGTAATATGGATTTATTTGTTGCTGATTCATTGCAGTATATGCAAATGCAACATCTCCCGGCCCTTCGTCAATTTGGTCAAATATAACTAATTCTTTGTGTATTTCTGTATCAATATCCATCCATATAACAGATTTCTTCTTTTCCTCTAATACAGATAATATAAATTTTGGTTTACGCAAACAATTTAGACGATAATCATTTTTTGATTCTAACTGTCTAAAATCCGTAGGAATGTTTAAAGAAACACACTGATGCTTTAATCGTACTGCGTGATCACTATAATAAGTGTCATTACCTATGTCCGAATAAAATGATATTAATTCTGTTTTCATTTTAAATTTTCAAATTCCTTCAAATGTTGTATAAATTTTTTCGATACATGATGTGAATCATCAAGTGGTACAGAATTAAAAGTAGAAAATGATCCCCATTTTTTAAATGATTCTCCATTTTTTAATTTTATTTCAAATCCATAATGAATACCATCATATCCATCTTGATTAAAATCTTCCTCATAAAAGTTTGCAACCGGCCAAAAATTATCAGAAATTACATTAAACTTACCCTTTACTATAGATGCACCCATAGCAAACATACCAGTTTCCCATATCATTTTGATATTTTTAGAAAGATATCCCATCATGGTATATAAAGTAAGATCAAAAAAATCAGATATAGTTTTTCCCTTCGCCACAAACGGACATACTACGGGTATAACATTTTTACCAAATATAATTTTAGCATTTTCAGCTTGTTCACTGAATGCAGAAAAATAACGACTATAGTTTTGAACTCTTATTGTATTATAAGGAAAACTATATTTTGATATATCTATAGACTTAGTAAAAATAGTGTCTGGGTCTAAAACCATAATATCTTCATTGTATAAATTTCTTTTTTTAATATATTCTGATATTGTATAAAGTCTATTAGATTCACTTTTTGATTTTATAGATTCATATTGTTCTTTTGCTTCCCCATATACTACAATTAATTTAGCTGGTATTAAATATTTTTTAATAGACCACTCTAGAAATGATATTTGTTTATCATATCCACCACCCTTCGAATTGACATGAACCATTACAATCATTGTTTAGTAATAAGTCTAAAAAGAATATCATCAGCTGTTTCTAAGTTTCTAACTCGATTTAAATTATCCTTAACAGCTGGTAATTTCTTGTAATAAAGTTCTGGTGTTATACTTTCAATTGTAAATTCAGGTGTCAAAAGAATGATACCATCCATATTGAAATATTTCCCAATATCCGGTGATCCCCAATATATTGGTATGGTTCCAGTAGCAAAACAATCTGTTATTTTTTCAGTAAAATAAGTTTCATACTTATCATTCTCAACAACTATTTGAAACATATATGGATTTAATGTTTCACTTTTGTCTGGCCATGGTTCTTTACCAAAACCAACTCTATTTGAACCATTTGCACCACCGAATAGATCTATATTTTTATTAAATTTTTGTGCGATAATATGCCTAATAGTATGTCCAAATGTCATCTTTTTAGGAGAAGCTACCATCGAAGTTAATTTAGTCTTTTGAGGTATATTATCTACAATTTTAACCCAAGGTAGATTACTACCAGCAAAAGTAAATTTAATATTTGGGTGGTTTTCGGTACACCAACGACGATCCGTGACATATATTTCATCATATGATTTAGATAAAATATCTAAATTACTTTTCCACATATCTTCTGGATACATCAAATGAAAAATAGCTCTAGATTCGCAAACCCAAGCTATTTTTTTATCTGTTGGTTTATTTTTACCTATATTAATACCAGTTGGTATTGCTGCATCAATAAAAACCCGGATATCTTGATCGTCTTTAGACCATTCAAATAACTTTGGTTTTATGTTGGAACATGATGAATATTCTAATGGAAACCCAGCACCAAACGCTTGCATTTTTTTCATAATAAAAAATCTCCTAATTCACTTACCTACATGATATTTAGGTATCAATTCCCATTCAGTTTTCTCTTTATGAGGTAATATTTTAATTCTTGCTAAACTAATTTGATCTGAATATTTATCAGTATCAACACATTCAACCAATCCCCAATCAATTAGAAGCTTTACAATGGTATTTCTTCTTTGTAGATCTTCTCTGGTTATATCGCTTTCCAAATCATCCAATATAAACATTTCTTTGAAATGCATTATTGCATATCTGCCTCTTTTATGTAATATGTGACATGATTGATATAGTTTTTTTTCCCTTTTAGAAGAAACACCAAGTCTAGTTAAAGTTTCTTTTACTTTAAGAAAATCTTCTTTATTTTTCAATTTTATCTCTACACCTAATCCAGAAAAAATATCATCGTTATTTTCCATTTAAAATATCTCCATAAAACAAATTTATTTATGTTTTATGGATTTTTGACCGCCTTTTTGTAGCGAGGCAGATATTATCTCTTCTTGTTCGTCAGTTATAAGATGACTAATTTGTTTAGCTTTTTGAGTTGAATATCCATAATACTGCTTAATATTTTCTATTTTTTGACTTTCTTCTACCTTATACCATTTACTAAATCTAGATTTTTTTGGTATCTTGTATAAGAAATACTCATATTGCATTCTTTTATCCAGATGTGACATCATATTCATCTGATTTGCATGAAATACCGTCTCAGGGAAATAAGATAGACATTTATTAACTATAAAAGGCAAATATGCTTTTTCGGTCAATGAATCTTCACTTATGAGATTTTTTTTATTAGAATTTATTGAATTTAACCAGTCTTTAAGTTCGGTCATTTAAATTCACACCTCATCATAAGCTCCACCAAACAAGCAACCATATTGATTTCTTGATCTGCAACAAATGCTGATTTATACTGATATTCAGCTAAGACTAGAACCGACTCAGGAATGTTAGAGAGATTGATATTTTCATAAACATTATCATAAATTTTACGAAATATCTCGGTTTGAGAAACATCCGAATTGGATACTACCCACTTACGAACACCAGCAAAATCCTTTGCTTTCATAGATGCCATTAGGTTTTTAATCTCAATTTCAGTAAAATTGGACAAAATACCCTCATCAATCATACCCGAGACAGAATACCTCTGTAACTCGTTTATAATGCGTCTAAAGTCAGGGAAATACTTGATGATGAGTTGGGAAAGAACCTTCTCATTGTATTTAATACCCTCAGATTTGAGTATAAAAATACAACGCTCCAGCATCTCCTTTGCAATCTTTGGCTTATCCGCCGTTTTAATTGCAAAATCAATACAGGTACATCTGGAATGAATTGGTTCAATAATTCTTGATTTATAGTTACAAGTAATAATAAATCTACAGTTATTAGAAAACTCCTCTATAGCACCACGGAGCGCGGGTTGAATGCTCTGAGCGTTACTATAGTCGAACTCGTCCAAAATTACGGTTTTCTTGGATTCTGATAAAGAAACGGTACTAGCAAATTGCCTAATATCGGTACGAAGTGTTTCAATATTACCATTTTCAGAACAATTGATAATTATAGAATCAACACCAATATCGTTACAAAGTGCTTTAGCTACAGTAGTCTTTCCAGTTCCTGCGGTTCCAGAAAGTAGAAGATTTTGTGGTTCCCCTTTAGCAACCATGTCCTTGAAAGTTTTCTTCAAGGACATGGGGAGAATACAATCTTCAATCGTTCGGGGTCGATACTTTTCTACCCAAAGAAATTCAGATTTATTATTTTGCATATTAAGCCTGATATGTTGAAGTATTCTCCATTGCGAACCAATAGGTTAGATTAAGAGTTTCGTGACTAAATTCACCAACTGTATTCTTTGCAAAGTTTATTTGATAATTTCCTGGCAAAAGTTTGATATTTTCCATCTTAAAATTAAAAGAAAATTCTGCTGATTTACTCGGCAGATCACCAATTTCAACCTTGTATGAATTACTAGTTGGATCATTGATATCATGTACCACAGCAAACATTTTATCATTAATATTTGTAAAAGATAGATCTGGAAGCTGAAGAACCGAAGATGCCTTTTGCAAATCTGAGAATGTCTTTTCAGAAATATCTGCTGAAATTGCAATTGACGGCATATTTACATTTTTAGTAGGAACCGTCAATAGACGAGGCTCAGAATAAAAATATTTCACACTTGAACCATTAGTCCCACTTATGGTTACATACTTATCCTCAAATTCAAGTGTTGGTGAATTGAATAAACTAATTACCCCTAAAAATTTGTTTAGATCCCAAATACCAAATTCAACATCAAAAGTTTCCTCAACTTCTGCTTCTGCCATTCCATTTTTTGATGGTGTTATGGTTTTGATAATATTTCCTGGCTTTACCAGAATATTAGAATTCATAGAAGAAAAATTCTTCAAAATTGTAAAAGTTTGTTTGCTGAGTGTGATTTGTGTTTTTGTCATAATAAACCTTATTCAAAATCTTCATCTTCGAAGATGTCATCATTATATGTTCCAGAATTATAGTTGTCAACAAATTGTTGAAGATTATTCTTCATTCTATTTTTATTTGACTTCTTTTCTTTATCATACGCACCCCTATCTTGTCGTCTATCCTTGGGGCGTTCCTTATCTTCATCTCTTCTCATCAAAATTCCTCTATGCTTGAAATTAAATTCTTTAATTTGTGAGTAATCATGTAGGAAAGAATTTTAGACCTATCAGTTACTAACAATGGTTTATTATATTCGGAAATAATATCTTCCTCTATATTATTTGGAATTTTGTTAAAATCAATTAAAGTTTGATTTCTTTCCCAATTTCGATAATATTTTGTACTCTCAATATTAGAAATAGAATCAAATACATCACTATATGCTTTTTTTGTCAATCTATTCTGTCTTTTTTCATCATTCATAAATGAATCATCGTCTGATAAAATATTAGGAATACCATCACCAGAATCACCACGAATAATATGTTCAAATAGAAATTGTTGCGGATCAGAGCAATCAATATATTGTTTTTTAATTGTACTGTATTGTTTTATGTTCGGATATCGTTGAAGTTGTTGAAAATCCTTATCATTTGAAACAATAAGTATTTTTTCTTTAGTATGATAATGCTTTGCTAAAATAGCGATAATATCATCAGCTTCTGCACAATTAACCTTCATATTTTTATATGGAAATGTATCACGAATTTCATCTCTAACTATAGTCAAGATAGAATAAATTTTATCCCAATCATATTGAGATTCTTCATGAGATTTTGCTCGATTTGCTTTATAAAGAGGAAAAAATTTCTTGCGCCAAGAATTAGAAGAATCATGACAAATTATAAGTTCACCATATTCATTTTTAAAACTTTTACGAAGCAATCTGTAAGAATTCAAAATTAAATGTCGAAGTAAATCTTCATTTATGTCTGGATCAGTCTTTATAGACTGAAATAGATTTGCCAATATAATCTGATTGTTATCAAGTAGAATCATGGATATATTATATCAAAATATAATTTTAAGTCAAGTTATAATTCAACCCAATGAAATCCATTACTGTCATTAATTCTAGTATATAAAACGCCATTAGATGGATTGAACCACCTATCGCCTTTATAAGTTACCCCACTTGGCGGACTAGAATTAATATAGAAATTAGAAGTATTTGATAATAATTCCCATCCAGAATTTTTAACATTTGGTGGTATTCCAACTAATGTTTTGGTTGCAACATAATAAAAACTATTAAACTCAACAGCATCTCCAATTAAATATTTGGCTTCATTACCAACTGGATCATATTTTCTATATTTTCCACGAAAATTAATATTATCAGTGTAATTCATTTCTTGGTTGCTAATATAATAGTATTAGTATTTATTCTATCTTTTGGTTTGGATGGTTTCGTTTTCAATGAATTAAAGAATTTATCAACATGTGAAAATGTTGGAAAATTAAAAGATTTATCCTGTATCAATTGCTCAAAATTTCTAATTTTACGAGAAACACATTTATCAACATCAATATTTAGTAAAGTACAACCTTTTACAGAAATTTTTTCACCAGATTTAGCATGATAAATAATAATATTTTTTGTTTTAACATTTAAAACAGCAACAGAAATAGATCCAATAATATTGATAGGATTTATAGAAACAATACTACCAGAACTATCTTTTTGCAAATACTTTATATTTTTTACCAATTGCTCTGGTGTTTTTTCTTTCTTTTTTCTTGGTTTTCGTGATTCTTTTGTTACTTGAATTTTACTCTTAAAATATTCAATAATTTTTTCTATTTGTAAAATGTAATTCTTAATTTGTGCCTTTGTTAGGAAAGAATAAGCTTCTGCTAGTTGCTCATCTTTATTATCTCTAGCTAAATACATCTCTTGTAACTTGGAATTAATATTATCAATAACAATAGAATAAAAACTATTTGGTATGTCTATATGAGAAAAAAGATCAATATTAAATTGATTTTTCTTTTTACTAGTTATATGCTCAAAAAGTTTATCAAATGCTACATTAACACCCGTCAAAATCTCTTGACTTTGAATTTCGTATTTTTTATTTCGCTCCACAATAGAATTTTGTCTGGACTCCAGATATTCTTTATTCTTTTCTTCAAGTCTATTTAATAGATTATCTAATTCGTTTTTTTCTTTTTCGGGTATTGATATACCACGAACCAATAATCTGGCCCAAATACCATATGGTGAATAATCTTTTATCTTTCCTCTAGAATAGATAGATGGATTTTTATTTATGCTCTTCACATAATCTAAAATCCATTTTTTGTGTTCACGATTGCCACTTATTGATTTATAAGCACCATATACAGAATAAAGTTCAGATTCATAATCACTTGAATCTAAAGTATTTTTTGGTGTTGGTTCCTGAATTTGATATTTTTTCTTTGCCATATTACGATTTATAGTAAACATAAACGGGCTCATATTTTAAATATACACCATCGACTTTACAATAGTTTTTACATTTAGGAATACCATTCTCATCTAATCTATTTTGCCCCGGCATCCCCTCCATAGCCATTTTTAGTGTTTGAACATATTTCATACCTAAGTCTTCTAATATTTTACAAGAATCTTTTTCCAGTGTCAAGTAATTACCACCAATTTGTATATCAGCAATTGAAGCAAATCTTTGACCTGCTTGAACCACAACACCCATTAATTGTAATAAAGTTTGTGAAGGTTCTTTAAATGGTAAAGGCATGAATGCATCTCTTAAGTTTC